AATACTGCGAAGTTGAAATCCTTTCGCGGCGTTCACTCAAGCCTCCTCCAGACCTCAGTGGCACAAGTCTTCAGGGAACGTTATATCTTATTAAACAAGTCGTTGTCGATGGGCAGCCATTTGATTATAAGTATCTTTATGGAGATATTGGAAGTAATGTGGTTCCACCCATACCAGACGGATATGAACTGATGGAGACGATTCCATGGGCATTCAAAAAGTGGCATCACAAGATTGTTCAGAGGGACCGAACATGGTATGCGGCAACGGAAGCTTGGCAGGACGCCTTCTGGGCAGACGTAGAGGCTGCGAGAAAGGGAGAAGAACTCACTTTTGGTATGGCAACAGAGCCTATGCCTGCCCCTACACCATGCCTCATTCAGGACGATTGATTCTATAGAAGAACTGTCTCGGCGTAATCTCGCCTGTTTGACGCAATCGTAATAGGCGAAAAGCCCGCCGGCGCCGTAGCAGATGCTTTTTTACAGTGCGCTGTAGCAGCAAAAAATAATAGGTCAAGTCTGCTTTTTTTAGTTCATAATCATCTAGCCAATGCTTTTTGATTCTGAACTTTGTATGGAGATCAAATCTTACTAAGAAGACTGATACTCCTTGCGCATAGACATACATTTTAGGATTTGACAGACTATAACAGTCAAGTTCTAATGTGTAGAGGGTGTCCATGCTTTCAAGCAATCTGCTGTTTAAGAGGTGTTGTTTTATAAAATGACATTGTGAACTCGTGGAGCGGTGTTGAGCAGTTATCAGGGTATCCGCGCTTGTAGTTGTTGGTGCGCTGGAGATAGTTGCCCGTGAGGTTTGTGCGTGCCTCAAAGTCTGTCTCGTAGCAGCAGCCAGCATTGAGGCAGCCAATGGTATCACGCGGGGCGTTGGGGATAACACCGTTGAGAAGATGGTAGGGCTTTCTGGGATCTCCAAGTGCCGCCGCCGCAGGTCCGTCAACCGTATCCGTTTCAGACTTTCCCTTTACATCCAAATAATCAGAATATCCCTCTCTCGCAGGTCCAGACTCTTCACCAATGAAACGCATCTCAGCACCATCCGACTGGAATCCTGATACGCCGCGGCGTGAAAAAACGAGTCCAACGATTAATATTCCTATAAATATGGCAACTGAATAAAGGGCATTCATTGCTTACCTATTTTCAGGTAGGTATTTTGTCTAACCGGAAGCATAGCGAAGAGTATAGGCACGAGCCTCCTCTTCATATTGTGCCCGATTTGTAGTGTAAATATGAGCAACATCTGGGGCTAAGGGATCGTTTGGATTAGGGTCGGTGAGAAGACTTGTAATGCTTAGAAGGACTTTACTGATTGTTAGCGCTGGCGACCACGTCTGCTTCAAAATATCAAGGCAGATAAGTCCAGTAGAATTAATATTTGGATGATAAATTTTGGTTGAAAACTGGATATGAGGTGGCTTGAATGGATACTCAATCGGAAACTGAATCTTGAGTCTGAAGACTCCTCCCGTGTAAGGGCTATCAGCAGGTCCCATAATAACAGCTTCCCATCTGAATAAATCATGCCCTTCCGGACCTGCGCTACAGTTGGCAGGCGGGTCTTTCCGGAAGTCTATTAGTTCCTTTTCAATACGTTTGAGTGCCATCTTATTATACTGCCTTTCAGGCAGGCGCGTGCGCATTCATTTTTTACCACGCGCTCATATAGAATGTCTAACGTACTCCCTCTCTTAGCCGAGTTTTTGGGTCTCTTTCTTCTTGTACTAAGCGTACTTGCCAGCGGTGGCAATGCCTTTGTTGTTGGCGGTACGCTTACGCTGATTATTTTGCTGATTGGCAACCTCAGCGGCGCGAATGTGAATCCCGCTATTTCCGTCGCCATGTTCCTCCGTGGCGCCCTCACGGTTGAGGAGACCATGAGCTACATCGTTGTCCAGGCGGCGGCGGGCGCGGCGGCTTACTATGCCTACAATACCTTTGCTTAAGCATTATTGTAGCGAACAAAGAGCATAGCAGCCAGTCCTAATATAAGTGCAACTGGCATAAGTGATTCAGAGGAATAGGAGCCCTTCTTTGAAGAATAGTTCTTCCATCCCTCTGCCCTTAATAAGGGCTTAGCACAATCTTGGCTGTCGTGATTTGCGATACGTGTACCATCAGGGCACAATGTCCGCTGATTATACTCCTTTTCCCATTCTTCTAGAGTTACCCAACGATCAAAGACCCAGCGTGTTTGTGTTGGGCGTCCATCAATGTATTTGATATCGCCAGGAAATAATGGCCGTATCCACTCTTTTCCTTCACCGCTCACGATTTTTCCATTGAAGTCTCCTACAGGCATGGTGACTTGGCGGCATTTCGCATATCCTGAGCCAAATACGGCATTGATAATGGGGCTAGGATCCAATCCATCTTTTGCGTCTTCAATAATACCTGGAGCCAAGCCACGAAGGGCGGGCATACCAAGACGCCGCATTGCTTCGCTCACACGCTTTCCAAGTGCAGTGCCTTCAGGAATACCATTAACGTACTGCCACATCTCAGCTCCGTTACTGCATTTTGTTGCTGTCTTTGAGTAAAAGTTCACGCCCATGGGGAACGGTTGTCTTTTCGCACCGCGAGTCAAGAAGTTACTTGCCTCACCGTAGCCGATTTGGTCTCCATAGAAGGCGATACCACGCACAGAGTCCATGACAGCATCCAATGTATCTCCTCTCCGAACACCGACCTCATCGGGAAGTGGCATTTCATCGGCATAGCTGTAGTCGGGTCCTAGGAAGTCCGAAGCAGGAGGCATTACAGGTATTACGCTGGAACGTTTTTCCGCTCCAAGTTTTTCAGGATTTGCTGGCGCAGGAGGCGGAACTGACATTGCCACCTTTCTATTTACCGTGAAACTTAAAAGTTCAGCACAAAGAATACAAAGTAAAAGCGAATGACTACAGCAAAACCAAAGTTAACCGTCGCCATACCAACAATGCGTCGATGGAAGGGGTTTTTAGAGAAGCTTTTACCGTCTCTTCTTGAAAATGAGTTGATCTCTCATGTTCTTGTTTCGGATGAGACTGGCGAAGATGTGGCGGCGATTAAAAAGTCAGAGTATGTTTCTAATCCGAAGTTAATCCTCCATCAGAATCCAAAACGTCTTGGAATGTATTACAATAAACGCAAGTGTTTGGAGCTTGCACCAACAGACTGGGTCGCGGTATTGGATTCAGACAATATTTTCCCTGAGTCGTTCTTTGAAACGCTCTTTGATACTTGGGAGACTGAAGGGGCAGATCCAAAGACAATCTATGCTTCAAGTGAAATCGTTCGTGTCTTTCTCAAGACGGGCGAGAGTGAAGAGCGGACACGTCATTTCTCAGGCATGCGCATTCAAAAGAAAAACTGGAATACAGTCTTACAGACAAAGGCATGGAACTTTTTGCTGAATGATGGAAACTGGGTTGGGCACAAGTCTCTCTTGGACGCATGGTCAACCGATATTTCTGAAAGTGAGATTCGCAGTACAGATTCCCTTCGCATTATAAGGAACTTTATGGCGGCTGGACTTACCCTCTATATAGTTCCAGGACTCAAGTATATTCATACTGTTCATGATGACAGCGAATGGATTAAAACAGAAGCTGAGTCGAGTTATTTATTGGCTACCACCGACTGGCGCATTTAACTTAAATCCACGGAGAGTTGAAATGAACATATATTTAAAAATATATTATATTCACTAAACAAATGAGTAGTGGTTCTGATTTAACAGAAATACGCCGATGCCGAGCATTATTAGGGGGTTGTCCAGGCGCTCAAGGTCCTCCTGGTCCTACTGGTCCCGCTGGACCCGGTGTATCTCCACTTTATGGTTCTTTTTTAAGTAATACAAGTCAGAGTGCTACTACAGTAAATCCTATTGCTATAACATACTCGGAACGAACGATTGGTTCAATTAACACAAGTGGTGGAACATATCCAAATAGTGTAATCGTTATACCCACAACAGGAGTGTATAAAGTTTTATTTTCAGCCCAGTGTGATACGGTTAGTGCCGCTGCATTTCTAGATATTTTTCCTGTTGTGAACGGAACTTCTGTGCCTGATAGTAATACAAGAATAAGGCTATCTGTTGGAGTAGAATCCTGTTTAACTGTTGAATATTTTCTTTCATTCAATGCGAATGAAACGCTACAATTCTATATGGTTGGCAGTTCCACAAATGCGAGGATTCTTGCCATAACGAGAGGAGGAGGAACACCCACAATTCCTAATATTCCTTCTATAATTATCACTATTATGCAAATTGCTTAACAACCGATTTGAAATGTTCAGCATTTACGGTTACCTTTAGTTATAGTTTGCCATCAAATACCTTCCGTGCGGAAATACTTTAGTAAAGAAGAACCAAAATATTAATATTTTATAAAAAAATACTAAAATAGACATGGCATCTCCTAAGAAGTATCACCCGACAGTGAAGGGAATCTTTGAGTGGGCAAATTCAGAACTTGAGCACGTAGGTCGTATTGTTTCTGTTGAAGATCCTGATCTTCAGTACAGCTATGCAATAAGTACAGTGAATGGAATGGCGTATCTGAAAGATGCAATCTATGAACTTGTTAATGATGTTAAGTATGCAAGATATAAGGAGGATCTACTACGTCTCCACGGAGCTGTAATCCGTGCCATGAAGCACTTAGTTAAGGATTACAATATTGATTTAACTGCGATCAAGAATTTTAATACCAGAAAAGTCTTGAGTAATAGAAAATTTACTTACTTGAAAAATACAAGGAAAGGACGCAAGCAAAATCGCAAAACACGAAAGAATCGTAAGTAAATCTAGACATCTTATTTTGAAATATCGTTTATCTCAAAAATAAGTTTATATCTTTGATCGTTTGGAAGTGTTGTGCGATACTTTAAAAATCTAAAATATTTTGATGCAATATCGTATTCCATAGGTTTTGTTTTTTTGAGTACCTTTAACCTAACATAGAGTATCATTCCTACTTGCCATATCCGTTTATGCGAATACTTTTTGGATTTATATAAAGATTCTAACTTATGAATCGTATTCTTAACATCGGCAACTGTTGTATACTTTATTGGTATTGTATCATTAGGATTTTTATTGATATAAACGTCAAAACTTTTGTCGGGATTTTTTGGATTAAATAAGAAGTTCTTTCGTGTCTTATTTTTTTCATGTTTCTTTATTTTGCGTGTCTTCATTCTAGTGTAGTGTACGATTATAAGAAATCTATCAAAATTGAAATAAAGCCGCGTATAATTCCGCAAGTAGCCCGTACTCGGATTGATTAGGTGATATGTCTTGCTCTCTTTTCCCTGGTGTTCAGAGAAAGGAATATGATATGTCACTCAGTGACAAAGAGTTATTATGGTTTGATGATGATAAAAAGGCGACTGATGCAGAAACGGCGGGGGATACTCCAAAGCAGAAGTGTGGGCGTTGTGGATATGGTTTTGAAGAATGTGATGATGAAGATATAATCGTTTGTTCCAAGTGCGGGGATGTGTTGGAACGAGTGCTGGATTCCACTGCGGAGTACCGCTTCTTTGGTCACGACGACCGTTCATCCGTTGACCCATGCCGTGTAGGCGCACCGATTGACAAGCGTTTTCCTTGTTCAACTCTGGGCACCATTATCTTGAATCGTTCTTCAGGCGGTCCCGCTTCGGCAGGACGAGCCATGGCTCGCATTCGCAGATATCATACGTGGATTATGATTCCGTATAGCGAGCGTTCGCTTCTTAAAATCTTTGAGCAGTTTGCTCTGACTGCTTCCAACTTTGGCATTAACACCAGGGCGATAGATACGGCAAAAGAACTCTATATTCAACTCGTGGGCAACTGCGACCGGCGTGGAATGTCACGTAACTGTGTCGTGGCGAGTTCGATTTATGCGGCACTTAAGGTGGTGGGTGAGCCGAGAAAGCCAAAGGAAATCGCGGACATGTTCCATCTCACGACGGCGCAGTTTACCAAGTCATACAAGTATTTCCAGGAGGTGCTGGCTCTCGCAAAGCAGCGTGGACAAATCGCCGACCACCTCGCTCCGGCTAACCAGGCAAGCACACGTGCCTCTGATTACATCACACATCCACTGAGCAAGTTGCCTGTCGCACGTAGCGACTATTTGGATATTCAGTTTACTGCCATTCAGATTGCAAATAAGGCTGAGGACCTTCTAATCAGCCCTGAAAACATGCCACCGTCACTTGCCGCTGGTGTCTTGGCATTTGTGCTTGCTCGCATGAAGTGTGAGGATATTCCTCTCGCCCGCATTGCCTCTGTATGTAATGTAAGTGAGGGCACATTATCCAAGTGCTTGAAGAGACTTGAAGCCTCTGCTGATTCTTTGTGGCCTCCTCAATAGAGGATGGGACAGAAACAGTCTGCGTCATTACCGTCCAAGGAGGAAATCCTTAGGAAAACAAAGGGGGGTCGTGATATTGTAAACCAGGTCTTTGACTGGATGATTACTCGGACAAGTCTGAGAGAGTTGTATGCTTTGGCAAATCCCGAGCAATGTAAGAAGTATATTTTTTTGACAGCTGATGCTTTGGATGTCTTATTCAAGAAGATTGAACTGGAGCCAAAGGAGGGACCCAAGGGAGCGATTTATTTTCAGAAGGTGAGTGAGCTAACGAAAACATCGCGTGAGGAAGACCCTCGTGCAGCGCAACGCCAGGTGATATGTCTGAAGTTGGCATTCTTATACGTTCGCATTTTCCAGATATTCGCCTCGTTATCGCTCAGCATTTTGGACGTAGACCCAAGCACGGATGTTCGTTTCTACCAGGAACTTGGCAGACTTAAGGGCATTGAAGATGAGCTTCCTCTGTTTGGTCAGCGTGGAGGTGTCTTGGCATCGAGCAAGCCACTGCCACCACAGTTCTCAATACTCAGAAACTATTTGAATGAGGTCACAGGGGAGCCGAGCTATTACAAGTTTGACACGTATAACATCTTTATTGACGGAGAGTCTCAGGACGCAGATGGTACACTACGGATTATCTTTTACTTTGCTGTTCCGAAAAAGAATAAGCCGATGGAGAAATCCAATAAGAGCATTACAGGTCGCATTGCGAGTGACCTCCAGACTGGAAGAGATAGCATGACGTTGAGACTAAGTTCTGTGATTGATTCTGATAAGAAGACATATGACGATGTTGCTATACATTTCACTAGACCAGGGATTGGAAGTGCATTTAGAGACAGAGGAAATCGCGCGATTCCTGAGGC